CTTCATCGGCTTTATATGTGTAGTTCTGTTCGCCGTCATCGTCGGCGCGGCATGGATGGGGGTGCTCTGATGGCTAAATTTTCAGTCACCGGCGTCGAAAGCGGCGCCTCCGACCTCGGGGCCATCGTCGAAGTGGACGGCGAGTACCTCTTTCCCTTCGGCAACGGTCCCAACGATATCCTCCAGCGGCACCGTGCCGCACAGGAAGGCGTCGATACCTTCCCGGCGAGCCGCGTCATGGAGGGAGGAAACCGTTTCGAGGATGCCATCAGGCTGTGGTTCGAGGACGACTTCAAGGTCACCGTCACGCCGCCTCAAAAGGGCTATCGCAATAAGATCTGCAACCTCGTCTCCAGCCTCGACGGCCTGATCGAAGAGGATAAACCGTTCACCATCACCGATCACCGTGGCATCACGCATATCCTCGAGGGTAAAGGCGTCATCGACTTCAAATGCCCGACATACAGCCCCGAGGAGCCCGAGGCGCTGCGCTACATTTTTCAGGTTCAGGGTCAGATGGACTGCGCCGACGCCGCCTGGGCGATCATCGCCTATCTGCCGAGGGTCAACCTCGAGTGGGTCATCGCCGTCACCCATCGCCACACAGGAATGATCAAGGCGATCCACGAGGCCGTCGATACCTTCTGGATGCATATGAAAAATAATACCGACTATCCGCCGGCGACGACCGCCGAGGCCAACAGGCTCATCGGTGGCAACCGCCGGCCCGATGCCCTCGACCTCGTCGAGGGGTGCCCCGACGACAGCCCCATCGACAGGAATGGCCGCGACGAGCTGATGAACCTGGCCGAGAGTTACTTCGCCGGGGTCAAGACCAAGAAGGCCGGCGAAAACCTGAAGGAGGAAAGCCAGCTCGCCATCCAACAAATTATGAATGGCGTCGAAAAGGTTGAGATACCAGGCGTCAACATCAAATGGACGACGATGGAGCATCGCGCCAGGCCGAAGACGGCGACGGTGATCCTCGACGGTCTGGAGGGAGAGGAACTGGCGGCGGTGATGGAGCTCGCCGACAAGGTGAAAAACGGCGAGCCGGCCAAAACCGGACGCCGCTTCTCGGCAAAGGAGGTCGATGATGTCTAGAACACTCGCCAAGATCGAAGACGCCGGCGAAATTCTCGAGCAGGTCATCATCGAGGGCGACCTGGCGAAGCTCTCGCCGGCGGACCGGGTCAGCTACTACAAAAAGGTCTGCGCCAGCGTCGGCCTCAACCCTTTTTCCAAGCCCTTCGACTACATCAGGCTGAACGGGAAGCTCATCCTCTATGCCCGCCGCGACGCCGCCGACCAGCTCCGCGCCATTCATGGGGTCAGCATCAAGGTGATATCGAAGACTCTCGACGACGGTCTCTACACCGTCCACGTTGCAGCCGTCGATAAAAAGGGGAGAACCGACGAGGACATCGGCGCCGTCATGCTTGCCGGCTTGCGCGGCGAGGCCAAGGCCAACGCGATGGCGAAGGCGATGACCAAAGCAAAGCGTCGGGTCACGTTGTCCATTTGTGGCCTCGGCTGGCTCGACGAGACCGAGGTTTCCGACATCGCGGGGGCAAAAAGCCCGACCGAGACCCTCGATGAGCTTTTTCCCGCCGATGAAGAGGATGCGGCCAAGACCGAGGGCCGAGGATCGCCCCAGATCGACATGAAGGAGGATCAGGCGCCCATAGGTGTCGAGAAGCCAGACGCTCCTACAGGCTTAACCACGGCCCCTGTGGCGGGCATCGCTCTGAAGGTAGGCGAAGAAAGCTACGATCTTGAGAATGCCGAAGAATTTTTCAAGGAATACTTGAAACAGCTTCAGTTCGCGGCCGAAACCGACGACATGCCCTGCCGGGAAAGAATGACCAGGCTGAAGGAGCTCGAGCAACTCAACATGGACAGCCTCGACGCGATCCCGGCCGAGGGTAAAAAGAAATTGATCGAGTGGCGGAAGAAACTGAACCGGAAGCTCGGCGCCCTGGCGAAGAAGGAGGGAATCAGATGGAAATATGTCCGGCGTGTGGGGCGGTGAAGAAAAAGCCCGGCTTGAGCCCTGCCCAATTGGAGGTGCTCGAGATCATCAAGACTTTCATCTCTGAAAAAGGCTACAGCCCATCCCTCGACGAGCTGGCTGGCCTTCACCGCACCAACAAGTCCAACGTCTATCGCCATGTTCGACGGCTTATCGAGCGTGGCTATCTTCTTCAAATGCCGTTCAGAAAGCGGACGCTGACCGTCGTCTAGGTCAGGAAGAGGGACCGCTCCTCGGCTCGGCGTCGAACGAGTCCGAGGAGCACCCTCCCCCCGCCCATCCTCCATTTAGGCAGCTCGTTACCGGCGCCTTGGTAGTCGCCGCGGTTCAGCTTTTGGCGAAGTGTAGATCGCTGAAGAGCGCCGGCGCCGACGTTATAGGTAAACGACACCAGGGCCGAGAATTCGTCCCACGTCAGCGGCGAAGAAATGAGGCGACCCACAGCTTGCTCAAACGTCCTGACCTGCTCACCCAGTAGCTGGTCAGCACGAGCCTCGGATATGGGCTTCGTCTTGAGCGTGACCTTGCGGCCGCCGATCCTCGTGGCACCATAACCAATCGACGGAATACCGGCGGGACATAGATACGGCTCGAGTCGCAGCCCCTCGAACCGTCTGATGATCGATAGCCCACTTGCATTTATGTGAGATTGTTTTTCGACGAGATCGTCGTAGATGATGTCGGTGACGCCGGCCATTATGACCTGGCGCGGTACTTCTCTAGGCTGCGGTTGCCGAACCAGAACGCCATCACTGCCGCGAACAGTGCCATGACATCGTCCGACCAGACGGTGCCGAGGGCGGTGATGCTATCGACGCCGGCGGCGGTCAATGCGACGTATGCCGTCACCTCGATGAAAACAAAGAGCGAGAAGAAAACATAGGTGATCACCGGCCTCACGCTCCCGCGCAGCCCATCGATAAACCGGACGCCGGTAATCTTATCGTGCCGGTGGAGGCTCTTCATCTCCTCGATGTCGCCCATCACGTTTATCTCTTCCAGCTTCTGGACGTGGCCGGCCTCCTGCATCTTCATCTGGGCTTCGAGGATCGAGAGCTCGTGCTTCTTGTCCTGCTTGTCCTGGAAATAATTTAGGATGGACGGCATCCACGAGCCGAAGAAACCGATGAGGGCGGAGACAGCGGTGAACATCAGGTTGCCTCCCCCGCCGCCGTCCAGTATTCGCCCCACAATACCATGCAACTAATGCCGTTAATGCCATCGATAATTACAGACCACTCACCACTGCGGCTGCTGAAAAAATTAACTATTACCGTTTCAGCCGGTGCGACTTGCATCAGTGCCGAGGCAGTTAGATTTTCTCCCAACCGGCTTATTTCTTTCTTTAAAATAGATGTTTGACCGCATTGATTATTGCTTACGCGAATGACCGACGTATCTGTAACCTCCGGCTTGGCTATATCTGTCGCGCATCCAAACAAAAACAACAGACTTAGGATGAAAGATAGTTTTATCACTTCTTTTTCTTCTTCTTTTTTCGTATTTGAGATATCTTGTAAGTCAGCAAAAACAAGCCGCCAATCACTAATAGTGCATTTCCGACAAGGACAAACAGGTTACCCCATTCGGTGATGATCTGAATACCAGTCCCGCCACCGCCAACAGCAACAGACACTTTGCCAACAGTGTCGCTGCTCATCTGCTGAACGTAATCAATGGCCTTGTTCATTACGACCTCGCCACCATCCTTGTCTTCGTAGTCTTCAGTGCTGCTTTAACTATCTTAATATCAGCATGATCCTCTGGAAGGAGATCAAGGTCGCGGCGCAGCTTTTCATACAGCTTTTCGTCTGCAACTTTCTCGGTGACTAGTCTTTTAAGTGCCATTGTTTTAACTCCATTGCAGACCAACACTGTGGAATTTCTGTTCCTTGGTGTTGAGGGTTTCGATCTTGTATTCCATCGCCGTGCCGGATGATGTCAGAGTTACAGTCCCGGTAAGAATGCGCCCCGTCGTAAGGCTAATCACCTCGGACAACGTAATCTGGTCCCAGGTGGTGCCACCGTCACGGGATGCGTAGGCTTTTAAATCGGTGTTTAGAGT